ATAGGCCTAGATATTATCTCGCTCTTAAAAGGCCTCTAACTAAGTAAAGGACCAAATAAATGTTAGACAATATTGTATCAATTAAGTTCACACCTGAAACTAAAACTGAAGGCCAATTGCCTCCAATCGATCAGGTAAACTTTAAGGCTAAACATACACCGCTATATATAATGCGCGACAGTGGAGCCTATGAGCAGTTATCCAAGGACCAAGGCCAAGCAGTTATCAGAACAGATAGTGGTGCATTTCTGGGCCGAACTGGTGGGCGCTATGGCATAGCTCAAAACCCAGAAATAAATGACGTATTATGTCAGGCTATCGAAACTGCTTTTAATAGATCAGATAGAAAAGATGTTGAACTAAAAGAAAGCATTTCTGATGGTGGTGCATTTAGTAAGTGGACATATACCTTCCCATCACTAGGCGCACCTATTAGGCAGTTAAGAGATGCTACAGGCTACAATGCTGCACGTTATGGTCAGGGCTACGCTGACACTTGGTTGAACTTCAGTATATCGATAGTGAATAGCTTTAATGGCCTTACACCTGTTTATGTGACCAGTGAACATCAAGACGTTAGCTGTTTGAATAGCCTTACAATGTCATTCAAGGACACTACACGGCTACGTCATTCAACTAATATCGATGTAACCAAACTAGCCGATTGGATGGAAAGCGAAGCATTAAACTTTAAAACCAAAATTTCTGTGTGGCAGAGTTGGGCTAATAAATCCATTACTTCGGATCAAGCTGCCGAAACTTTGAAACTGTGCGGTGTATCGGATCGATTAACTAAACAGCTAATGGACCAATTTGAGGATGAGGCCGACAAGCGTGGGCGCTCAGTCTGGGCCTTGGCTAGTTCTTTGTCTTTTATGTCTACTCACAACTCTGAGCGTTTTGGTGTTCGAGGTTCTGCGAAAAAAGACAACGAGGCTAGATCATTACACGCCCGACAAAATCAGGTTCTCAAAATTATGGACCAACCTGCATGGGCTGAGTTAGCGGCAGCGTAATGGTAGCTCAGGTAAGGGATATCGATAGGAAGGCAGTTATGATTAGTAGACGATTAACTGCCTTGGCTAAAAAAGAGCGCAAGTTAATTGATCGAATAAAACGCTTAGAAAAATATCTGAAGGCCTTGGCTGTAAAAAATGAGGCCTTCGATCACTAACTAAATAAATAGAACGTCTCCCAAACTGGCCCTACTTCGGTAGGGTCTTTTTTTTGGTCTAAAATATGGAAAATTGAGGAAACGCTTTTTTATGACCTATGATAAGCAAAAAGCCTTTCCGCATTCTGGGGCCATCTGAGGGCCTCTCAGGACCTGTTAACAAAGTGCTAGACTTATCACTTAAATAAATGCTAAGTATGGGCTACGGGCAGTGTGCCCGAATACCAACTTTAAGAGAGGACCAAATATTATGGCAAATATGAACTTAGAAAACCCAGTACTAGGAAATGGGGAAACCTATTACACCTTGGCTGTTTACTGTGAGCTAAACAAAAAATGGTTTAATGAATTTGGAGACTATGACAAAGAATATGTAGCTGAAGAAATGGATGAATTAATTCACGGCTATCAGGATATCAAACCAAAGCACATTAAAATCCTAGCTACTACCGATGTACAATCAACCATCGATGCTGCAATCCGTCGATTAAACAATAACGAGATAAATTATGAGGCCAAACCATGAGCCTCAATATTACTGAATTAGACAAGGACACCCTAAAGAAATTGGGCCTTACCGATGAGCATAAAAAAGCTATTCGAAAACCACGGGTCCAGAAATTTTCTAAAGAACAGGTCCGACAAAATGCGCTCAAGGCCTTGGCTATTTTATCAGGCCTTACTCAAGATGAGAGACGCAGAGTTTTAAATCACGCAATCCAACTAAACGAGGTGTAGACTAATGACTATTTTTACTTGGAACTTTAACAATACTGATAATAACGAGGCTCTTGATTGGGAGCCTCAATTCTCAGACGATATTAATGTAGATCAGGTTTTATTAGATGAGAATATAACAGTCGCTAATATGCATCTAAGGCCATTAACGCATCGTAACAGGCTACCTAAGTGGGCGCAGCAGCTCAATAGCTCTAGGCCTTCGATGGTCACTCTAGATGATCCAGAAGAGGAGCTGCACTAATGAGATGCCACGATTATTTTTTAACTAATTTATCTTTTGAAATTGGATGTAGTCATACATCGATGATTGCTAAAATGTCTGAGGCTTCGAGCATCGATCTATTAGACTGTTATGGTCCAACTAATCGATTAATTAAACTTTTAGAAAAACTTCCTGATCCAACAATTAAGGACCGTGAGGAACTAAACCATTATAGGGCTAAACGAAATTGCTTATATATCGAACTGCAAAAACGTCTAAAGGCCTTCGATCATTTTAAACAGCGTTTAGACGCAGATAAAACCATAAGAGAGATGTTAACCAGTGGGGAGCTACCGATATGAAAAGATATTATGTTGAATATCGATTATTTAAAAATGAGCCAATTACGCATTACATTTATGTTAAAGGCTATAGCTCTGAACAGGTTCGAGATATGATCGATGTCTACGAGATAATTGTAGTAGATCAAACCGACTAAATTAATCTTAACTAAATAAATAATTGAGGCCTTCGGGCCTCTTTTTTTTGTCCGATAGCTAGATTTTAATAGGCTCTAGGAAGCTCTCACAAGCTCACTGAGTAGGGTAAAGGATCATGGGTATAATTATAGCTCAGAAAGTTTACCCTACTAGACGGCTCTTAGAATGGCTCTGAGGGTATACAATGTGTCCTTTAACTCTCGCATTTTAAAAACGTCAGGCCCGTAAATCGCTCTTATTTAGATCGATCTTAGTTATTTATTTAATTAGACAGAGCTACCAAAATCCCATGCCAGAATAGCGTACCATTTTTTTATTAAGGCCTTGAAAACATACGCTTTTTTTAGATCGGCCTTAGACCAATTGCTTATCAGTTCGAGGTTAAGGCATTGATTTTATTGGATTTATTTTTTTGCATCTGATCTATAAAAATTTTTCTTCCAGAAATTGTACAGGGGTACACGACTGCCACCCCCCACCCCTACGGGTCCCGTATACAACCACGGCATAATTTTAGAAAACGGCACTTGTAAAGTTACTATATGTAGTGGCCCCTATATTTATTTATACCATGTAAGGTTGACAGGAGTTATTTGATTTGATAGAGTGTATCTAAGGTACACTTAGCAATAGGATTGGAATACTACCTATGTCTGAAGATATTGGGCAAGACGCTAACATATTTCCTGATGGTATACCTTTATTTGTTTATACTTTTTTAGAGCATGATGCTGATGGAGTCTTACAGCATGAGACTACCCTTCAAATAGAGGGGGAAGAGGACATTATTGTTACTAAAGGCTTTTACGAAATTATAGATGAAGTAAAAGATGAGCATATAGATAGTCAGGATTACAATAGTTTATATGAGTTAGCTGCAGACTTAACTAAAGAAGCTGAGAGGTTACGGGAAGAAGCGGAAAGAATAGAGAACAGTACTAGAAGTGTAGCTGATCTATTTAACGCTAATGACCGAACAACTTGATCTATTTGGTCCTACGGACTTACCCCTTGAAGGAGATACTAAGGTTTGTATCAAGTGCAAGGAAGAGAAGCCTCTAGCAGCCTTTAGCAATAGCTCTGGGGCTAATTATAAGCGCCCTGAGTGTAAGAAGTGCAATAAGGAGTTATCTAGGGTGAGAGATGAGCTTAGAGCTACTCACGGGATGCCAGAGGAAGGCTACAAGTGTCCTATCTGCCGTAGAGGGGCTGAAGAAGTAAAAGGCAAAGGTGGAAAGAACAATGGCCCTTGGGTTCTAGACCACGACCACAAGACAAATAAATTTAGAGGATGGCTATGCCATACCTGCAATAGAGGACTTGGGGCTTTTGAAGATGATCCCATGAGGATACTTAAAGCCGTAGCTTATGTGGAGAATACATAACGGGTATGTCTGGTCCTTACTACCTAGTTATGTAGCTCCTTGGTATAATGCTTTGTGTGTGAGTATTTATCAAGGAGCATTAAAATGTTTAAACGACTATTACATAGATGGGAAGAATATCAGAAACGAAGAGTAGCCTACTGGCAACTACATAACTTAACTGATCAAGAACTTAATGATATCGGCATAAGCCGTGGGGATATTTATAGGGTGGCATACAAAGACCCTATCCGATGAGATTACTACCTCACCTGATTATTGTGATATTATTGCTTGGTTGGATAGATGGCGGCAGAGGGCTTAAAGTAATTTACTACAAGTATAGTACTACCTACCCCCATACTAGGGTGACTTAGGGATTTACTATATAGTAGCCCTCTCAACCGACAATTCATTATACCATTAGAACGCGAGTTCGTCAATCTTAAATACACTTAATTAGGTGATTGCTATATCCTTTAACATCTGGTATAATGTATGGGTAGGCTTTCACAGGAAGTCCTATGTCCCTTAACTTATATTATATTAGAGCAGCAATAGAAGCTCGAACAGGACAGCGTTTGTCCTTTGATAAAATTAAGCAGTACCTTGTAGAAGAACAGCTAGTCACTGAGCAAGAGCTAAAAGCTAACCCTATGGCACATGAGTTTGCAGGGTATGGCAGATACTACTTCTACACCCCTGAAACCAAGCATGACTATCATGTTGATGTACCTAATGACCCTAAGTCTTATTTGAATAGAGATGCTAGGGAATACTTTGTAGAGGAAGAATTTGATGAAAGCTAAAATGGCAAACTGTGGAGCAAGTGTTAAGCCTAACCGAAAAGCCAAGATGTATGGCGGTGGTATGGCTAAGAAGAAAAAGAAATCTATGTCTTACAACATGGGCGGTATGCCTATGAAGAAGAAGCAGGACATGGGCATGGCTAAAGGAAATATGGGCATTAAAAATAATTAAGCCTAGTGCAACCAACTAAGACCAAGGACTAAAAAATGTTAGCTGAACTTGCTGCTTGTAGCGCAGCATACAGTACTATCAAGAAGGCTGTGCAGCAGGGCAGGGAGTTAGTGGATGTAGGTAAATCCATTGGAGCCTTTGTATCTGCAGAGGAAGATTTAAAAGCCAAGGTAGAAAAGAAAAAAAATAGTGTTTTTACTAAGGTCTTAGGAAAAGCAGGGGATGACTTCGAAGAGTTCTTAGCATTGGACAAACTCAAGGAACAAAAGCGTGAGCTTGAATCCCATATGAGGCTCTACGGTCGCGCAGGATTATATGACGATTGGGTGGCATATCAGGCCCAGATGAGGAAGCAAAGAAAGGAAGCCCTTAGAATAAAGCAGAAAGAGCAAGAAGAGCTTCGTGAAATGCTTACTTGGGGATTTATTATATTTGTTATCTGGGGCGGTATCGCAGGAATAGTATACTGGTGGTTTTTTACTTAGATGTGGTTTTTAATCTGGTTACAATTTCTTCACGGGGAGTTTGAGTATTATCATATTGATACCTTTGGCTCTGAAGAAAACTGTAAGGTTCAGCTAGAAAAATCAAAAGTCTTAATTACAAACTCTGCTAGTGCAGTTGAATGTTTTGAGGTAGATCGCGGTGGCAACTAGAATTAATAAGGCTAAGATGGCCTGTAACAAACCCCGTAGGACTTCTGGGGGGTCTAAGAAGTTTGTAGTTAAAGCCTGTAAAAATGGCAAAGAAAAGATAATTCGCTTCGGGGACCCAAATATGAAAATAAAGAAGAGCAATCCCAAGAGGCGTAAGTCTTTTAGGGCTAGACATAAGTGTAGTACTGCCAAAGATAAATTTACGGCAAGATATTGGTCATGCAAGAAGTGGTAGTGTAATGGCAGCTAGAGTTAAAAAGAAGTCTACTCCTAAGAAGAAGAAAGCCAAGAGGGATGCCTGTTACGATAAGGTAAAGAGGGCGTACACCAAGAATGGTGGAACGTGGCCTAGTGCTTATGGTTCAGGGGCCTTAGTACGTTGTAGGAAGGTAGGTGCTAAAAATTGGGGCAAGAAGAGTGGCGGCACGAAAAAAACCTAATAGTCTAAAGACTTGGTTCTCACAGAATAATGGCAAGGGTTGGGTGGACTGCAAAACAGGGAAGCCCTGTGGACGTAAATCTAGAACCAAGAGTAAACGGGGATATCCTGCTTGTCGGCCTACTATGGCTCAGTGTAAGAGTTCTAAGGCTAAAGCAGCAACAAAGAAGAAGACCTCTAAAAAGAGGGTGAATTGGAAAAAGTAGTAAAAAACTACAAGGTCATACAAAAGAATAATGGAAAATATGTAGTGTATGACGAAAAGGGAAAGATAATAGTTGTGACCACCTCAAAACACGTTTGCAATAATATCGTAAAAGGAAAGTAAATGGTTTTCGGTGTGATTATAGCTTGTATGAGTCCTATAGATGTATCGTCTTGTCAGGTTATTTTTTATGACAAGGAACGGTTTGCTACTATGCATCAGTGTCAGTATCAAATGAACGACTTTGCTAAGTATGCAGCCACTAATTATAACTTAGTTACAAGACCCTTCTGTTTTCAAATAACAGATCAACCAACTTAAAGGACCTAGACTATGGACGAAGACCGACTAAACCGAATTGAAAAACATTTAGATAAAATGTCTGCAGCTATGGTGGATATGGCCCGTATGGAAGAAAGACTAGTATCTGCATTTAAGAGAATAGATAATGTAGTTGAGTATCAGAAAAAAGCAGATGAGCGTCTAGATGAAATGGAGAAACAGGCTATAGCCAGAGGTCAGAAGATAGCGTTTGCAGAGCGTATATTCTGGATGATTTGTACTGGCGCAGTGGGCCTTGCGTTTGTTTATTTAAGGTAGTAAAATGGACGATAAGAAAGAACTAACAGAGAAACAGGCTTTATTTCTAGAACTACTTATGGCCCCTGAGATACGGGGAGATATAAGACGGGCAATGAGAGAAGCAGGTTATGCCGACACCACTAGTATTAATTCTGTGGTAGGGCCTCTACAAAAGGAAATCAACGAGAAGGCATCTATGTTACTAGCCATGAACGCTCCTAGAGCCGCTTGGGGTATGGTAGATGTTTTAAATGACCCTGCAGCTATGGGAGCCAGAAACTCTATAGCGGCAGCTTCTCAGATACTAGACCGCACTGGGTTGATCAAGAAAGAGCAAATTGAAGTAAACAATACAGGCGGTGCGATGTTTATACTTCCACCGAAGAATGACAGTGACAATCTGGCTGAACAAGAAGAGGCCTAACAAAACTGCTAAAATACCTTATGCATATAAGGCTTCAGAGGATGATCCACTAGTACTGGTTCCTGATGAAGAGAAGGCAGTAATAGTTGAAGAGGCGCTAGACTATCTGGAACAAGGACACTCTTCCAGAAAAGCGGCAGCATGGTTAACCTCTAAGACAGGGGATAAAATAAGTCACCAAGGTATTATTCATATCTGGCGTGACCGTAGGGGAAAAGACTCAGACAATCCTTCTAAAGTTTTGGCAGAGAGGGATAAGGCTAATCGTAAACGTAAGCCCAAGACTGCCAAAGACAGGAAGATGGCTGCAGCCAAGCGTAAGCAGACAGACGCAAAACGTAGACTCACAATGGCTAAGAAGCAACTAGATGAGCTTACGCCTAAAGAAGAGACTGTCACAGAGGGCTTGGACTTCTCAGTAATTAAGTCTAAGCAACAAGAACAAGAGGTAGTATTTTCTCCTAATGCAGGACCACAAACGGAGTTCCTTGCAGCGTCAGAAAGAGAAGTACTATATGGTGGAGCCGCAGGTGGTGGTAAGAGTTACGGTCTACTTGCTGATCCTATGCGTTACTTTGATAATCCTAATTTCAATGGGCTTATTCTTAGACGGACTAACGATGAACTTAGGGAACTAATCTTTAAATCTCAGGGGCTATATCCCAGAGCATTTAAGGGGGCCAAGTGGCAAGAGAAGAAGTCTCAGTGGACATTCCCCAGTGGGGCTAAGTTATGGCTTACATATCTAGAACGTGACCAAGACGTATTGCGTTACCAAGGTCAGTCATTTAGTTATATAGCTGTAGACGAGTTGACTCAGTATGCCACTAGCTTTGCGTGGAACTATCTAAGATCACGGCTTCGTACAACGGACCCTGATCTACCTATATACATGAGGGCAACTACTAACCCCGGAGGTATAGGACATGGATGGGTAAAGAGAACCTTTATTGATCCTGCTCCTGCAAACAGAAAGTTTGTAGCCACCAACATAGAAACGGGCGAGGAGCTAGTATACCCAGAGGGTCACGCCAAAGAAGGGGAGCCACTATTCTATCGTAGGTTTATACCTGCCAGTTTGCAGGACAATCCCTACCTCATGGAGAGTGGACAGTATGAAGCTAACCTGTTGTCTCTACCAGAGATGCAGCGTAGGCAGTTACTAGAAGGAGATTGGGGAGTAGCAGATGGGGCGGCTTTTCCAGAGTTTAGGCAAAAAGATCACGTTATTGAACCATATGATATTCCAACTGATTGGACCAGATTCAGGTCATGTGATTATGGCTATTCTAGTTTTAGCTCAGTTCATTGGTTTGCTATTGACCCTTCATATGACACCTTAATTTGTTATAGGGAACTATATGTATCTAAACACACAGGCAGAGACTTAGCTAGAGCCGTGTTAGAAGCAGAAGGTGGAGAAAAGATACAGTACGGAGTACTGGATAGCTCTTGTTGGCATCAACGAGGGCAAATTGGTCCATCTATAGCAGAGGAAATGATATCTCAGGGCTGTAGGTGGAGGCCTAGTGATAGAAGCAGCGGAGCTAGGGTAGCAGGTAAGAACAGATTACACGAAGTTCTTAAAGTAGATGAAGTTACGGGGATGGCAGGGATACAGTTTTTTAACACCTGTAGGCAAGTTATAGCAGATTTACCCATAATTCCTTCGGACCCTAAAGGTGGTGATGATATTGACGCTAGAACTTCGCAGCAAAGACATACATATGACTCAATTCGGTACGCAGTTATGAGCCGACCAAAGGCATTTTCTCCCTTTGATATGGGCAATGGCGTACCTCAACAAAGTTGGCGACCTGCCGACTCAATTTTTGGATACTAAATATGGCATTAATGGACAAACCCTTACCTGAAGACGCAATAGACACTGATTTGGCTATGTCTGTAGAAGAGGATGGTAACCCAGAAGAGCAAAATATAGAGCTTTCTAACACTGTTGCCTACATAAAAAGTCAATATGAACGTGCAAAAGACGCTAGATTGTCTGATGAAGACCGTTGGCTAGATGCATATAGGAATTATAGGGGCATTTATAGCTCTGATGTACAATTTACGGAAACTGAAAAGTCAAAAGCCTTTATTAAGGTAACTAAAACTAAGGTCTTGGCAGCATATGCCCAAGTAGTAGACGTATTGTTTGCAGGATCAAAGTTTCCTATTGGGATTGAGGCCAGAAAGTTTCCAAATAACGTAGAAGATACGGTAACTTTTAACCCAAACAGAGTTACTACAGAAAAAGTCAAAGAACAGGCTAATTTAGACTACAAAGTTCCCTACAATATTGCTAGACCCGACATAGCAAAGGACTTGGGGGTATATAAAGACAAACTTGGCCCTATCGAAGACGAATTAGAGGTAGATACTTCCAACATCCAAGGCTCAATGGTATTTGAACCTGCCAAAGTTGCTGCACAGCGTATGGAAAAGCTAATGCACGACCAATTGGATGAGACAGAAGCCCCTAAACACCTACGCTCTGTAGCATTTGAGACTTGTTTGTTTGGTACAGGGGTAATGAAAGGCCCCTTTGCACAATCTAAAGAATATCCACGTTGGAGTGAGGATGGGGAGTATACTCCTATAATGGAGACTAT